AAATGGTTCTTGTTGGTTATGTAGCTCACACCACAGGCGGATGGTGCCAATGACTTCCTTGCTATAAAGCTCAGAATTCATCAATCCTGGACGGTGTTTGAAGTCTTCATAGCCAACAATTATTTGTGTCTCGGCATGCCACAGAGTTAGGTAGTTGTATACGATTTCTAGCCGATGAGAATCCAATTGGTCGACGGCATATTTATCGAATTCAGAGCTGTAAACGGCCACTCCAGTGGTAACCCCAGGATCGAAGGCCACGATAATCATCGGCGTTTACGCCGTCGATCGGCTCGGTTAGGCACAACAGTCCACACCTCTTTTGGTGGCTTTGACACTTCATTAATGAATCTTAATAAGTCTTCGGTCTCTATATCAGCAGCCTCCGCAGCACGAGAAACTGCTTCCATGTATTCTTCCATGTGGTCTTCATGAGTACAGTCAGGAGTGGGACAGGTAATCATTCGATTGGCTCCGTAATAACCATTTTAACTCCGGGAAGCCTTGTTTCTCTGATCTGAGCTACTCTACCAAAGAAACCAAAGCTATCATCCATAGCCGTGGAATGTAACCCCTCTATTTTTTCACGGTCTAGATAATTAAGGCAAAAGACCGTGTCACCTACCTTTAAATGCTGTGCAAAGTCATCTGTAACGTAATCTCGATAATCTGGATCATCATGTTGGTCTACTTCTAACACGTAATAAAACTTCATTTCTTATCCCTATGCTGACAATCGCAATGCTTAGAGTCATTACAGTGATTTCCTTCACTGCACTTCTGGCACACGAAGTTCATTTTCGTCCTCATCAATCAATGCTGCCTGCTCGTTTAAAAGCTTCTGGAGTCTACGCCGCGCTGCCATTAGCAACTTGATCTTGGTGTCCAGCCGCTGGAGCGATCTGCGCAGAATCGTGACGTGTAGCAATTCATCTTTCACTCAGAACCACCCAAAACTAAAGTGTTCTGCTAACCAAAGGAATAGCAGAAGCGTGGCTATGCGCGCAGGAATATGCCAACCAGTCCAGCCTGCTCTAGTACCAATCCATTTCCATACATGAGCAGACTGGGTATCTTCGTCAGGCTTGTGGTCGATGTACGCCCATATTTCGAAAATGCCAAAACCTAGTAGGTAGACGCCATCGATGACATACCAAGCAATATCATAAGTCTGATGATTTAGGGAGAGGTTCATATATCATTTCTCCATACTCGGTTTTTATCTCTACCCGATCTTTGTGATCCAGATAATAACAACGAGCTTGTTGATCAAGTGTATCATCTATGAGAAAACTGAAAAATCGCCAGCTAACATTTTCCCAGATGTAGTGGTAGAACCACGCGATGATTGCTCGATGAATTGGTTGGGTGTAAGTAAGAACGTATTGTTGATGCCAATTCTTACTGAATTGGTATCCTTTTTCTTTAAGAGTTATTCTCATTATACAAGTGCCTCACTACACAGTGGAATTATTAGCAGTTACTAATCGCGGTTTATTACTTGGACGACAATCACAATTCCTTATTTTTCCATAGTGTAATAAGTTGAATGCAGCTACGTTCAAAAATTTGTGCTCTTGTGTATATTCATTATAGAAAGCTGCCACATCTTCAGTGTTTATTGAGTATTTTCCTTCTTTATCCACACATAAAGAAATCGGCTTGTTCCTAACTAATTCGATAAAAAACATATCAGAATTTAGTTGACCAGGAGCGTGTATAAATTCACCTAATCCAACGACTATACCTGTACTCAGTAATGTACTCACAGCATTCCCCACCTAAATCCTACCGTTTGGTCGACAGCAAACGGGACATAGTCGGTAAATTCAGTTGCTGATTTGAGCATTTCAGTCCTAACAAGCGAAGCTGCTGCGTCCACATTATCTCGGGTACACTCGAAAACGAGAGCATCGTGGATAGTGAGGCGCATGGTCGCGATTCCAGCAAGCATAGGTTGCACGTTGATAAGTGCTCTAAGACATATATCGCTGGCGATGGACTGAGGAAGGAATGAGAGGGCTTCATTGATAACGTCCTTTCGATTCCTATCGGTAATGAGCCAGAAGCTTCTTCTTCGGCCAAACGGCGTAGTGAGATCCCTGCCGTCTAGCACCTCGTGCTTTATTCTGGCTTGCCAGGCCATGACTCCAGGGATGAGATTTCGGAAGTCGTTAAGCAGCTTCTTAGCTTCCTCAAACGTGATGTCGAGTTCCTTGGCAATGGAGGCTGCTTCTCGGCCATAGGCGAGTCCGTAGAAGACAGACTTAATTTTGACTCGTTCTTCTTTTCCATGATTGCCAACTCCAAACACGTCATTACAAATCTCAGTGAAAATGTCACGATCGGCATTGGCGAATATCCCCCTCAAATATTCGTCTTGTGCCAGCGTGGCAATTACCCTTCCTTCGGCCTGCTTGTAATCTAGTTGTACGAGAACGTTATCTGGACTCGAAGCAGTGAACTGATTACGAATGGACTTTTCCCGCACGACATTCTGGAGGTTAGGATCTCGGCTAGACAACCGTCCCGAGGTAGTGCCGTGCAGAAGATAGGTAGTATAGACCTTACCGTCCGGCGACACGCGCTTAGCCAGACCTTTGACGTATGTACCAAAAAGCTTAGCACGGCGTCGATGGTTCATGAGTTGCTTGGTAAATTCTAGTGGCTCCCCATCGATCTTCTCGCATAGTTCTTTGAGGAAATCTGCGCTCGTCGTAGGGAGAATTAACCCTTGCTTGGCATAGTATGCCATCACCTGTGGAACCGAGCGAGGGTTGATTGTATACCCAACAAGCTGACACAACTTTCCCTCAAGTTCGTCAAGCTCATGGGTAAACTGCATATACAGTTCTTTGTTGTATTCTAGATCAAAGGTTAGTCCGGCTAACTCAAGGTCGATGAGAGTATTTGCTGCGCTAATGAGGAAATCATGCTTCTTAAGATCTTCTTCTGACATTTCCCCAAGGAAGAGTTCCATGAGAGCCCAGGTGCATACCACGTCATAAGCATTGTATTTGTAAAGGATACTACGGGGAATATCTCCATAGTTTCCACTTCGGGGAATGAACTTTTTGATTGCCTGTTCATAGTCAGGTGCACCAAGCTTTTCAATAGACAAAGCTTTCAGTCCATGGTGGCCAGGTCTCTCATCAATGCAGTTGGAGGCGAGCATCGTATCAAACCAGAGTGACTGCGGACCAACCAGAGATCGAAGTCCGGCAAGGTCAAATTTACCATTATGAGCAATGATCTTAGCTCTTTGTAAGATTGGCCGGAGTACATCTCCAAAGCCGGGACTATTAACGGCGTTCTCCCCAAGAACCACAGCCTTTTTTGGCGCAAATGCGATGCCCAGGCAGAGGAGAGGATATTCGCTTGGGTGGACAAAGCTGGCGTCTTTGTCAACGCCACACTCAATGTCAAGTACGAAGCGATCAAATCTATTTCCAAGTTCCTCGACGACACTTTTGGCAGTGATAGGATCGTCATATACCCGGAACTCTGGTTCAGTCCAATCACGGATACCGTTATCCTTGATCTTGCCAAAGTCGAAGACGAAGTCTGGAAAAGAATCTGGCGAACGTAAACAATAAGCTGGGTGCCAAGTGGGAATTACCCCAACTGCCGGACTGTATTTGTAACTTTTCTTTGGTCCAACTCTAAGCTTCCGCATGGTCGACTTATTGTCGTCCAGTAGTGCATGTGCGGCGACTTTTCCTACCGCCACAATCGTGTCCACGTCGCTCGCGGCCAGCTCGGCATGCAGCCGGGGAGCGCAGGCAGCCACGGCTGCCTTGGGTGGGTCCTCGTTTCCATCTGGCCGACAGAGGCAGATGTTTGTGATCATTATTTCAGAGCGTTGGATATCATGGTGTTGGAGAACTTGATTGAGTAAATCACCAGAAGGACCAGTGAATGGAATTCCGTAAGCAGCCTCATATGCGCCCGGGGCCTCACCAATGACGGCAATGCCCGAAGACGGTTTCGGATTTAGGGTGGGAACGAAACCACCTCGTGTCCAATAGGGACACTTTTCGCACTCGGCGAGAGGATGCTTGCGTGTCGTACTCGAATCTGAAATCTGGTGACGGGCGACGCTCTCCATGGAAACTCCAACCACCGCCATCTTTTGACTGTTCAGGCTGTTTGGCCATTAAAAGTCCTTAAAGCCTTGAGGCTTTGGTTCGTGCTTTTCGTTAATGAACATATAAAGCAGAGTCACTTCGTTGGCGATATCGGCTAATAGCTCATTAACGTTTGTTCGGTCTACTGCTTGTTTCCATCGTTCGGCCCGTAGTTTTTCGAATTCATCGAAAAGCTCTTCGCTAGACAAAGAGGGCTACCATAACTTGAAGCATCGACGGACGGCGTCGATGGCTTCCGAAATGAACGTATCGCTTCCACAGGGGAGCGCTGAAATTGGCTTTGATAGCGCCCACCATGTCCTTGAACTCATGGGTGTGATATTCCCACTCAAACATCTTCTGATTCTCCTAAGTATTGATTCTTCCGAAAACGACCGTCAACGAAGGTAACCATTTGTCGTTGTTCCATTGTTTGGAATATCATGTTAGCTCTGCGAGCATCAAGGTGGAAAATGTTCATTAGTTCAGACCTCGGTACGCCCATGGGTGTACCTACAATAAGATCATAGATTCGATCTATTAGCCGTTCGTCGAAAGTCTTGCCAATACCATTGACGATTTCGCTTGAGTATTCACGCCAGAACCGAGCATAGTATATCGCGTGGAGCAAGTCAATAAGCTCGACGGTCACGGTGTCTATTCGTTGACGGCTCGCAGCAATGAGTATTGCCGCCTTGAGGGTTGACTTAGCTAGCCGGTCATATACCGGAGTAAGGTAATCTAATCCGGTTTCATATGCAGTTCTGGTAAGCAATCTTTCGTATTCATTGTATCGCTTCCAAGCTTCTGGGGTGAGGTTTGCCGGATAAGTTTTGGTAATTTTTCCGATTGGTTGCCCGTCTTTGGATACGTTTGTGTCTTGAACGTAGTGATTGTGCATCTCAATGAGTTCGTTCTTAAGGAACTCACGTTGTTCGGTATCACGCGCCACAGGTGGACCGATGTCTTGGACACGATCAAAATCGGGTTCTGCGGTAATGATGATAAATCTTGGCAGGAACCCACCGATTACTAAGTCCTCGGTGATGAGCATTTGAGTTTTGTCTTTTGGTCCACCAACATACATGTTGAAGATTGGATCTCGAATGTCAATGGTTTCCTTACGAAGCAATCTTTTCAGCGGTTCGCCATCGTAAAGCTTCGTCAACTGTTCGGCGAAGCCGGCCATGTATTCCTTATGCGCAATGATTTCCAACAGTCCAGAAAACTCATCACGGAGGAAAATTGATGGTTGGTGAGGTCTGTCACGCATGCCAACCAGAATACCTTCGAGAGATCCATCTGTGGCCAATAGCGCGCGTTCATCAATCTCGTAGAGAAGGTTCATCGCGATATTCATCGCGGTAGTTTTACGAGTGAGCGTCGTGTTTCCCAAAAGCATGAACCACATGTTGGGAATAACCGAGCCGAAGTTTGTATAGAGCTTTATGTTTCCGGCCATCAACGAACTGAGGATCATAAACGCGCCGGACTGGTGATACTGAGTGGCAGCATCGGTAAGTTTCGACGCCCAGTCAATATACCGTTCGACGAACGTCTTCCGTCCGAGAACCTGTTCAACTTCCTCCTCTGATAGCAGAGTTGGAATTGTCGATGTCGGGGTAGGGACCAACATCTTTTGCTCGGCTGATTTTATTCCAGCTTTATCAATTTCATGGTACATGTCAGCCGGCGGTCGGCCGTCTCGGGCATATTTGTTACACTTAGCGCTCCACAGGACGACGAATGCTTGCTCCCGAGTGAGCATGTATTCGCGGCAGGTCTGAACCATCGCCCATAGGGCATTGCTCCAGTCTCCGGCTGGTTCTTCGTAATAGTGTCTGAACGATGTTTCGGCCATAAGGCCGTATTGCTCAATGATCCTTTCCGGATCTAATCCCTGTGGAATTTCAAAGCTACGATTTGGATCAGTATACTGAGTGAACGCCTGGACCTGAGGATAAACATCGAAATCCTTGGGTCGGTAGAGTAGACGTTCACTGTGAATTATGGTTACTATTGGAGCCTTAGCGAGATCGCCATACTTCAAGTTCGGTGTATACGGAATGCGTAAAAGTTGGCTAAGGTCCCAACCCGATTTATCCGCCCCCTGTGGAGCATGAGCGTAAGCGATCCGTAAGGCAATTTCCTGAGCTATCTGAGGATCTACCGGATCTTCCAGGAGCCACAGGGCTTGGTATTTACCGGGTGAACTCTCGATAAGGATGGATGGCTCAACAAGTAGATACCTTGGATTACATGTATCTAGATCTGCCCATATGTTCGTGCATGTACTAATGTATTCCTTGTGCTTATCGCCTGGTTGTCCATAGAGATTAGGGCAGAAATAGGCGTGTACTAGCTTATTGGCGTGAGCGTCGATGTTTTCGAGAAGATCTTCCATTTGCTCAGGCCACTGGAAGAAGATCTTCCGCATGTCCTTCTTGATACGTCCGCCGCGTTCGACGTCTGTCCCATATGAAAGACAAATATAGCCTTTGGCAGATCCATATACAAGCTTGAAGAAGGTGCGCCGCTGTTCCGCAGTGTCCTCCACCAGGTCTTTGACGACCGAAAACGCCATCTATCACCACCTAGCGAAGACAAAGGCCGGGCCGAAGCCCGGCCTTTATAAGAGGACGTATTAGGGGAGCAGGCTAGAGTTTCCAGTTTTGACTGTGACGTTTGCCGGCTTGTAGCCAGTGACATTAAACCGCTCAGGAAGATCGCGTCCGGCCTTCTTATTGAAGCCGGCCGGAATCTTGTTGCCCTTAACGTTCAGGTCACGACCGATCAGATCGTCAGCCTCAGGAAGCTCAAACTCTCCTGGAGTAACATCGTAACCCAGAGCCTTGAGAAACTGGGACAGCGAGCCGAGTGTGCCGTCCTTGCCCTCAAAGAGCATAATATTAGCAAATAGACGATTGCCAGCGTACTTGTCCGTTTGAATGACAAACTGAACAGCCCAGTAAGGCTTGCCAACATTCAGGCTTGGCGGCTTTACGTCCTTTTGCTCAACTTCAACAACCTTGCAGTGATACTCACCGCTAGGGACGATTTCGCGTGCCTTGGATTCAGCTTCATCTTTGCTGAAATTAACTTTCAGACCCATTGCTCGATTGCTCCTTGTGCAGGTAAGTCCAGATGTCGTTCATGGTAGGATTTTGAATCGTTAACGGGAGGCAATTTGATCGGTCTTTGGCTACGGTGTCTTCCGTTTGACCACAGAGTAGCACGCGGACGTTCTCTTGGTCAATTTCCTTGGTGTAGAGATAGACAACGATATCCAGAAAACCGGCAACCTCATCCTTAACCTTGCCAGATAACGAAGGCTTCCGCTTTATCCCCCCCGTTCTTGGATTTTTGTCTGTTTGCACCAAGGCAGTGAATACTGTGTTCACTGGTAAATCACGGAAAGCCCGAACAAATTTCCGTGTTTGTTCTATATTGATGTTCCATTCGCGAATGCTTGGAACATCAGCATCCCGATCTTCGTACTCTTCAATGAGCTTTCGCATGACATTATCCATTGACATCTTTTGCAACTCAGTCAATGAGTCAATGACAATGGTCGTATAACCGTGAAGGTCATCGAAGAGTTGATTGTAAACTTCTTGCATCTGGACCCAAGACTTGACCCGAACTGTATCAACGTCCGGATAACTATTCTTGAGGGTTAGGGTACCACCTTCAATGTCAATGAAGAGTACCTTGCGCATTGCCGGAACGTCATCTGTTGACCCAGCTAATCGAGTTTTTCCAGCACCCGATTCACCATAGATCAACATATTCACAAAAGGGTCTTTTTGACTTACCTTTTCAATAGGTAATCCAGCAATTTGGGCTAGGCTCATACGTCACCTTTGGCTTTTTAGTGAGGTGATTTCTTATGAGCCTAGCACCCGTACATATACCTGTCAAGGACGAATTATTCGGACATCTTGCGCCGCAAAACGGACATGTTGAACATGTTGGCCCAACGTTCAAACATCTGCTGATCGCTAAGAATTGACTTTGCTTTGTAGGATTCAGACCAGCGACGTTGTCCAATAAGTACCCGAGCCTTCTGGTCATAATCCCGGAATTGAAGACTCTTTGAGGTAAGAACGTAGTCGACCGAATCACGCTGCTTGGTGTAGTACAGGTCACGTAATTCTTCGGCTCTTTGCTGGCAATATTTGGCCTTCTCAGCATCGGTTCTTAATAAGGCCATGTCCTCCAGGACGCCCATAATATCTCCCTAGGATTTCGTCTTCCACATCTGCTCGGGC